CCATCACCGCATCAACGGATGTCGAACTGGCCGGTTCGGTCTGGGGGCATTGCGTGAGAGCGGCCCAGCCGATCTCTGCCAGCTATGTAACTACGGAGGCTAAATGGCCGAAATCCTGAATCGGGGGATGATGTTCATCACCCAGAATCTCGCCCTGAAAGTGGCCACCCACATCGACAAGATGGTGTTGGCCTACAAGCCGGGGTTGAACTACACCGACCCGGCGAATCCGGATGAACCGGATCCCGCACCGGGGGAAATCAAATATCGGGGACCGGTCACCAAGGCCGCCGCGATCTCGCCGGACAAGGTGGTCTATTCCCTGCTGCTGGAGCCGACCGTGGGGCCGTTTACGTTCAACTGGATGGGGCTGAAAGCCAGCGATGGCACCTTGGTCGCAGTCTCCTATCTGCCTGATACGGTCAAGGGGGCCAAGGATGCCAACCAGCCAGGGGATACCCTGATCCGCAACTTCATCCTGGCCTTCGCCCGCGCCAGCGCCGCGCTGGATGTGACCATCACGCCGGAGACATGGCAGTTTGATTTCACCGACTACATCCAGACCAGCATCCAGCAAGGGTTCGCCGCTACCAATGTGAACGGGCCCATGACATTGCCTGAGCCAGGCAAGGCGTTCCCATCATATGTGCGGTTTTTGCAAGGGGGCATGGTCACGCTGATGGACAGTTGGCCGGATGGAAGCCGCTTTGTTGCAGAGGTGGATTGGAGCGTCAATCTGGTCAACGCGCCATGTTCGCTACAGGCCAGCTCGCAAATCATGACCCCGCGCGGTCCCGCTGATGCTGTGCGTCTTGTCGAAACGGGCCGTCAGTTTGTCTTTGTCAAAATCAACGGTCAATGGAGGGCTTCATGACCACAGTTAGCTTGGGTGGTAGCGCCCCCGCAAGTTTTGGCCGTTTTCGCAACGCCATTGAGGTATTCGATATCATCCCGGGCACTCGCCAGCTGACCATTCCAAACGGCTGGAGTCGGATCCGTGTGGCCATTGTCGGAGGTGGGGCGGGTGGTCGCAATGCCACGTCATCCACTCGTGGATATGGCGGTGGCGGTGGAGGTGGCGGCTATGCCGAAATCGAGCTCGATGTGGTGCCTGGTCAAACATACACCTACACCGTGGGGGCTGGCGGAGATGCAAACCAGGACGGCGGCACGACCTCGTTCGGCGCGCTGCTCTCCGCAACCGGCGGCAAGACTGCCACGGATACCACCTCGGCAGCCAGTAAAGGCGGCGCAGGGGGAACCGGCATCGGCGGCACCATCACTAAAGCGGGCGGCGCAGGGGGTAATGGGTTTGATACAACCAACGGTGGCGGCGGCGGTGGTGGTGCATCTGGGAATCGCTACGGTGCCGGCGGAGCTGGAGGGAATGGAGAGGCCTATCTCAATAGTACCGTAATGGGTGGGGTTGGCGGCTCATGGGATGGGTATCCACGGCCTCTGTTGTATGACGATGGATGGGGGTTGGGGATCACCCCGCATGATTTGCCGCTGGATGCGGAGCTGACGCTGCAAGCGGTTGGCGGCAGCAACTACCTATCTGTCTATACCCGTGTCGGTCAAGGAACCTCCCATTCAGCACACCAGGCGAATATCGGCGGCGGCGCGTGCGCTAATCGTGGTAGCACAGCCGCAGTACAACGTGGGGGCATTGGCGCAGGTGGCGGTGGTGGTTACAACACCTATACCGGCAGAGGGGGCCAGGGCGCCGTGATTGTGGAGGTATTGGGATGAATTACTACGCAAGACTGATTAAAGATCGCGTGACGGAAGTCTGGAACGATGGTGGCCTGAACATCACCCCGGCTGATGTGCATGTGGCTGAGCTGGCCGCCAAGTTTGTGCCATGCCCTGACTGGGTGATCGCTGGCGCGACCTTTGACGGCAAAGAGTGGGTCAACCCTGAGCCGATCCTGCCGACCGAGCCCACCGAGGAGCCCGAGGCATGACATGGCACCTGGGGCATCTGGTATGGCCCGCATCGGCTGGCGCCATCCATGGAGCAGCCAACGGGGTGACAAGCCAGATCCCGGGCGCTCAATCAGCAGCAGTAAACCGCCTGCAAGGGCTGGCGGGGCGTACTCAGTACCGGCCCCACCCGCTCAGCGAGGCTGCCGCCGCGCTGGCAGGGCTGCGCAGCGAGCTAGACCGCCTACTGGATACCGGACGCTGCCTGACCGTGACCCCGTATCAGCATGGGGTGGGCCAGCACCAGGGCAACCAGTACAGCCTCGCCGCCCCCAATGCGGTGGCGACCCTTGCCGCCAAGCTGCAGGACGGGGCCGATCCCCTGCTACCGACTGGCCAGCTGCACGCCATCGCCTGGCTGGTCACTGGCAACAGCGAAACCGCGCTGGCCGATGCCTTGACGCCGCTTTGCGCCATCCTGCCGCTGCCGGAGTGGTGCGCCACTCTGCGCCGCCTCACCGCCAGCAACGACACCATGAGTCAGCCCACCGCCGCCAAGGTGCCACGCTGGAAAGCAGACGAGCCGCTGAGTTGGGATCCGCTGTGCCCTGCCCGCATGGCACTGGGGGCCGAGCTGGCCCAGCTGGAGAGTCTGGCGCAAGACGGGACCACCCCGATCGCCAAGCTGGCCGCGCTGGCGGCCCGGCGCGAAGAGCGGCTGGCAGCGATGACGCAAGCGCTCCACCAACTGGCCTCCATCAGCGGCCAGTTGTGGCACTGGCAGGGACAAGGCGATGCGGCCAGCCTTGCCGCCCAACTGGGCCAGAGCAGCCCGCCAGATCATAGCCACAGCATGACGGTCGGCGCCCTGCTGCTCTCCCCCTCCCCGCTCACCTTCTGGCAGGAGTTAACACGATGAGCAACACCGCCATGCTCACCCTGGACGGTGAGCCGATTGTGATGAAGTCGATGCGGATCACCGCATCGATGCAGTTTCAGGACAAAGACAGCAGCGGCCAGACCAGCTCGACCAGCAGCTCGGAGCAAGGGGCCAAAGCCAAGGAGCTCGATATCTCGGGGCTTGTCCCCTTCAAGGATGAGCAGACCCTGAGCCGGTTGTTTGAGCTGGCCGATGCCAAGGGCAATGGCGGCAAGCGCCACATCTACCGGGTCGGGTCACTCCTGGCCAAGTCGGTGAAGGTGCGCCAGGCCAAGTTCGCCGGGCGTATCACCGCCAGCGAACAGGAGGGGCTGCTGGCGTGGCAAGTGCAGTTCACCCTGCGCGAACACAACTCGGTACCCGAGAAACGGGAACAGCGAATGCCTAAAGTGCCCGCCACCGTGGGCCAGGGCAACACCAACATCAAACCGGCCAAGCCATCAGAGGGAGCGCCCGCCTCCGAGCAGGAACAGCTGAGCTCATGGGAGCAGGCCATCAAGGGGCTGGATAACAAACTGGGAGACCTGATGGCGTGAAGCTTTCGACCAACCTCACCCTGGGCGGGCAACCGGCCAACCTCATCGACCACGATATCGTGCTGGATCTCTGCGCGGGCGGCCGCGCCGCCCTCACCATTGAGGGGAACGCAGAGAAGGGGCAAACCCTGACCGTGGATCTGGGCTACAACGGCGAGCTGCGACGCTGGTTTACCGGATACGTGTATGACGTACAGCCGGCCAGCAATAGCGCCTGCAAACTGCTGTGCCGCGAGCTGGCCGGTATGTTGGGGAGCGCGTTTCCGGTCAGCCTCCAGCACGCCACTCTGCGCGGTCTATTGGCCTAGTTAAGCGACCAGACCAAACTCACCTTTTTGCTGCCGGATGGGGCCGACTATACCGATCGGCCTATCCCCAACTTCACCAGCGCAGGTACCGGATATCAGCTGCTCAACAACGCGGGGTGCGCCTTTGCGGTGCCGGACTTCATCTGGCATCAGCAACCGGATGGCGCCATCTTCGTGGGCAGTCATGCCCATAGCCGTTGGGCAGACAGGCCGGTGGAACTGGATCCGGCCTTCTCTGGCCGCCAGGCGGGCAACACCATAACCACCGCCCCGATCCCGGCCATGCGCCCGGGGGTCATCCTCAACGGCAAGCGAGTGGTGCGGGTACGCCTCAAGGGTGACGAGATGACCCTCACCACGGCGACACCAGGTAAACCGGTGAAGTCACCGGAGCGGCGCAAGATGGAGGGGGAGTTTCCGGAGCTGGCCGACCAGATGCACCTGCCCAAGTTCGGGCTGGTCGAGGCCATCAGCGACAGCGCGGCCACTGGCCAGCTCAATGACCCGTTTCGCCCGCGCTATGCGGTGGACGTGCAACTGCTGGGGGAAGATGGCCAACCGGACAAGGCAACCCCACTCTATCGCGCCGTGCCGCTGCCGGTGATGTTCGGCGGGCACGAACAGGGGCTGCTGCAGTTCCCCATCGAGGGGACGATCGTTGAGCTGGGGTTTGCCTTCGGTCGCGCTGACCGGCCATTTATTCGCACCGTGCTGGGCTCAGGCTGGCCATTGCCGGATATCGCCCCGGGCGAACAACTCCAACAGCAACGGGCGGAAGTGTTCAGCCGTACCGATACTGTGGGCAACCAGTCACGCCATACTGACCGTCGCCAACATGACAAGGCGATGCTGATGCACCGCGAGGCGGATGACTACCTTGGCGAGTTCGGCCAGCACCAGCTCACCACCCTGCAACACAGCGTGGAGCGGATCGGGGCAATGAAGCGTATCGAGTCGCTCGGGGCCATCGAGCTGCTGGCCGGTGATGACATGGTGCTGGGGTGCCTGGGCAACATGAGCCAGACCGCAGCCGGTGATCTGGTGGAGGTGATCGGGCAACTGCGGCGCAGTGTGGCCGGAGAGCTCCAGCACTACGATGCACCCCGTTCGTGGATGGGTACCGAAGGCGTGAACATATTCCGCCTGTTGCTCCAGCTGATGAACGTGGTGGAGCAGCTGGCCGCCAGCCACAACCACGGTGGGCCAGGGCCAACCAATGCACCCGCATTCAGCAGCCAGAGCCAGCAGGCCGCAGAGCTGGCCTCTACCC